TGCTCTTGTCTTAGACGCCACGGATGCAAATAGTGCTGATGAAGGTGATAATGTTCTTGCTGAAACGGGCGATAACATGGTTTTAGATACAGATGCTGGTTCATTTACAGCTGTAGATACACCAACACTTGACTCTCTTACAGGTGGTACTGATGATTATGCAGTATCCCTTGGTGAAAAACGTACTGCATATGACTTATTTGCAAATGCTGAACTCCATGATATTAACTTTATTCTTGGTGGTCCTTCTGTTACAGTTAGTGGTAGTTCATTCGGTACGCCTGGCGATGAGTTTGATACACACGGTACAATGTTAACTGATCTTGCAGAATTAAGAAAAGACCTTGTTGCATTTATATCGCCTGCTAGACAGTCGGTTGTTAATGTTCAAAGTTCAAACACGCAAACAGTAAATGTTAAAAATTCTTATGATACACTACCATCATCTTCCTATGTGGTTTATGACAGTGGTTACAAATACATGTATGACAAATATAACGATTTGTATCGTTATGTTCCACTGAATGGTGACATTGCTGGTTTGTGTGCATTCACAGACAGCGTTGCTGACCCTTGGTTCTCACCAGGCGGTTTCAATCGTGGTAATATTCGTGGTGCAATTAAACTTGCATATAATCCACAACAAGCAGAAAGAGATATTCTCTACAAGGCTCGTATCAACCCAGTTGTTGATTTTCCAGGCCAAGGTGTAGTTCTCTTTGGTGATAAAACTGCTCTAACAAAACCAAGTGCATTTGATCGTATTAACGTGCGTAGATTGTTCCTTGTTCTTGAAAAAGCAATTGCTACTGCTGCTAAATTCCAACTCTTTGAGTTCAACGATGAGTTTACACGGGCTCAGTTCCGTAACTTAGTTGAACCTTTCTTGAGGGATGTGCAGGGTCGTAGAGGTATTACTGATTTCCAAGTTGTTGCTGATGGCACAAACAACACGGGTGAAGTCATTGACCGAAACGAATTTATTGCCGACATCTATATTAAACCAGCAAGATCAATTAACTTTATCTCTCTTAACTTTGTTGCAGTTCGCACAGGCGTTGAGTTCAGTGAAGTAATTGGTCAATTTTAAGGAGGTAACATAACATGGTTGGAACAATAGATCAATTTAGAGCCCAACTAATTGGTGGCGGTGCCAGAGCTAACCAATTTAAAGTAGAAGTTTTAGTACCTCAATTGCCTGGTATTAGTAACTTTGATATTAGAAAGGCTTCTTTTCTTTGCAAGGCCACTGCGCTACCAGCAATGGCTCTTACAGAAATTGAAATTCCTTTTAGAGGAAGGAAGATTTTTCTTGCAGGGGATAGAGACTTTCCTGATACATGGGATGTAACATTCCTTAACGATACAGATTTTGCAATCCGTAACGCTATGGAACAATGGTCAAATGCTATTAATAACCTTGCAACGGGTCAAGGTGAAAGTAATAGTTTGGCATACTGTGCTGATATGACCGTATCTCAGTTAGATAAAGATGATAGAGTTTTGAAACAATATAAGTTTATTAATGCTTGGCCGTTGACTATAAGTAATATTGAACTTACTACTGAGGCAGCAACTGCTGTTGAAGAGTTTCAAGTATCATTTAGATATCAACACTTTCTAACAAACGAAGTTGAGACATCAGGAGCTTCATTTACAGTTACTGCGTCACTCACTGTATAAGTGACTTTATAAACCTACTAAATAAAGGAGTAGGGAGATATGAAATATTATGGCTGAACTTTTCGGTTTTACAATTAATCGGGCTAATAAGGAAACGGGTGGTGAACAAGTCTTCACCACCCCAACTCCTGATGATGGCGCTATCGACGTTGCTGGTGGTGGTTTCTTTGGACAAGTTTTAGATACCGATGGTCGTGAAAAAACAGAACTAGATTTAATTCGAAGATATAGAGACATTGCACAACAACCAGAATGCGACAGTGCAATTGAGGATATTATAAACGAAGCAGTGACAGCTGATGAGGTATCACAATCGGTAACTCTTAGTACTGACAGGCTTCCATATCCAGACAAAATCAAAAGAGCAATCAGAAAAGAATTTGATACAGTATTATCCCTTATGGAATGGGAACAAAAAGGTCATGACATCATGCGTAGGTGGTATGTTGATGGTCGAGTTTTCTACCATAAAGTAATTGATACAAAAAATCCCAAACGAGGTATTGTTGACCTCCGTTATATTGATCCTATAAAAATTAAAAAAGCCAGACAGGTCAAAAAAGATAAAGACATAAAGACTGGCGTAGATATGATAACAAAAATTGATGAGTACTTTATCTATAATGAGAAAGGACTTTTCTCAGCAGGATACGGTGGAGCTAGTCAAGGATTGAAGATTGCAGCAGATGCAATTGCATATTGTCCTTCTGGTGTTATTGATCAGAACGGTGGTAAGGTTCTGTCTTATTTGCATAAGGCAATTAAACCTGTCAATCAATTACGTATGATTGAGGATGCATTGGTTATCTATCGTATCTCACGTGCTCCAGAACGTAGAATTTTTTACATTGATGTTGGTAATCTACCAAAGGTAAAAGCAGAACAGTATCTTAAAGACGTTATGAATCGTTACCGTAATAAATTAGTGTATGATGCATCTACTGGTGAGATTCGTGATGATAGAAATCAGATGAGTATGCTAGAAGATTTCTGGCTTCCACGGCGTGAAGGTGGTAGAGGTACAGAAATTACTACTTTAGCCGGTGGTCAAAATCTTGGTGAAATTGACGATATTGAATATTTCAGACAGAAATTATATCGTTCACTTAACGTTCCTATTTCTCGTTTAGAAGCAGAGAATCAATTTAGTATGGGACGTAGTAGTGATATTACTAGGGACGAACTAAAATTTACTAAATTTATTCAAAAGATCAGAAAGAAATTTACACCAATATTCACTGATATTTTAAAGACTCAGCTGTTGTTGAAGGGTATTATATCTTTGGATGATTGGGATGTGATGAAAGAACACATTCAATATGATTTCTTAAAAGATGGTCACTTTGCAGAACTAAAAGAAGCTGAACTTATTAATGATCGTATTCAAACACTAGATTCAATTCAGTCTTATATTGGTACATTCTTCAGTAAAGAATATGTTCTTAAACATGTTCTACGTATGAACGATACTCAGATTGATGAGATGAGAGATCAAATTGCTCGTGAACTTGAAAAAGACCCAATGGACGGTGGTATAAGTTTACCAGATGGTGGCGATGGTGTTACACGTTATCCAGAAGTTGGTGGCGCTCCTATTCCTGCTGATGATTATGGTAAGTTCCAAGGTGAAGAAGACCCAGAAGATGACTTGAAGAAAGCACAAGCTGCTCAAGCATTGGGTGCAGCTGATCAAGCAAAAGCAACTGCAAAAGCAACTGAAAATGGAGGAGATAAATAATGAGTAGAGAAATTATTGATGCGTTGTCTAATGGTAACAACGTAGAAGCAGAAACACAATTTAGTACTGCATTGTCTAGTAAAGTTGGAGATGCTTTAGAATCACAACGAAGAGAATTAGCTAAGACTTTTGTTAAAACAATGAGTGTAGAAAATGAAGAGGATTGAGGAAATCTATGAATCTACAGTTGTAGAGAGGGATGAACACAAGAAATCTAAACAATATAAGAAGCTTTCTCCTAAATTAAAGGATGCAGTGGACGATATATTCAAAAAAATGGATGCTAAACCTTCTGATTTCCTAAATAGTTTCGAGAAAACTATTACAGATATTTCAAGAAAATATAAAGTTCCTGAGAAAGAACTTCTTGGATATTTTGAAAAAGAAATGCTAGCTATCTAGGAGTAAAAAAATGGCTTTTGCTACAAGAACATTAAGAGACACACCTGTAGCAAATGCAGGCGATGGTGGATATGTCACCATCTTGGTTGATATCGAAGATGATACAACTGCAAATAATGCTATTCTAGATGCAAGTGCATTAGCTGGTCACGCAAACGGTGCAAAACTACATTTAAACCGTATTTGGTGGTCATTGGTACAGGGTACAGCAGATGACGATACAGGTCATGTAGAAATCATAGAAGTGGGTGCTGCGGCAAACAATTCACAAGATTCTACACAGTTTAGATGCGCTGGTACAGGACACTATGACGGAACTGCTAGTAAAATTGCAGGGACAGCCGTAAACACTACTGCAAGTTCTGGTGATCATGAAGCTAGTTGTTTTGGTACATCTGGTACGATCATCATCGAATTTAAGAAAGACGAAAACTATACGTCATAGGGGATATGAGATGCAGACCGTAAAATTATTTTCAGAATCCGTTGAAGAGGTGGAGTATATCACCGAAGAAAAAGAAGGCGGAAAGAAAGAATACAAAATTAGAGGCATTTTCATGCAGGCTGATATCAAGAACCGTAATGGTCGAGTATATCCTATGGAAATCCTTAATAACGAAGTTACTAAGTATAACAAGAATTTTATCAAAGAAAATCGTGCCTTTGGGGAACTGGGACATCCAGACGGACCAACCGTCAATTTGGAACGAGTGTCCCACATGATCACTTCTTTGACCCCTGATGGTAAAAATTTCATTGGTGAGGCAAAAATTATGGCCACACCAATGGGTGAGATTGTTAAGAACCTCATGGATGAAGGTGCTAAGTTAGGCGTTTCATCTAGGGGCATGGGAAGTTTGGACCAAAAAAATGGTGCTAACTATGTGAGAGATGATTTTTACCTTGCAACAGCTGCTGATATTGTTGCCGATCCTTCTGCCCCTAATGCTTTTGTTGAGGGTATTATGGAAGGTAAAGAGTGGGTTTGGAACCACGGATCGTTAGTTGAAGCACACGTTGCTAAGTTAAAAACAGAATTTGACGTTAAAACCCGTCAAAGAGAGGCGAACAAAGAAGCTTTAGAGTTCGCTAAATTCCTCAAAATGTTGTAAAGTATAAATAATATAATTGCAAAAGGAGACATTCCATGTCCGAATTAGAACAAACAATTGAGGAGCTTGAAGCAGAGGTATTGGCGGAACTAGAAGAAGCCAGTCAACCATCCGATTCGGGTGGAAAAGCAGATGCTCCCCAAAAAGTAAAAGATGAGGTCAACGACGAAGAAGACCTCGGCGGTGCAGAACCCGAAGCAAAAGTAGAGAAGGGTGCTGACGAAGATCGTAAAGAAAAAGAACTTGGTAAGAAAGCATCTGCTTCTGCTAAAGCTGTTTCTGGTGATGCACAACAGAAAAGTGCTGGTAAATCTGATGGTCCTCAGAAGCTTGCTGCATCTCACGAACCAGAAGAAGGTGAAGTTGTTTCAGAAGCAAAACTTACTAAAGCACAGGCAATCGAACAGATTGGTAAGATGAAGAAGTCTGAAATCGAAGAGATGCTTGCTTCTCATGCTTCTAAACTTGCTGAAGCTGGTAAAGCTCAGACTGAAGAAGAACTTGAAAAACTTCAAGCTGAGAAAGATGCTATCGAAGAGAAAATTAAGTCAATTAACGTTGCAGAAGATGTTGATGCTCTAATGGCTGGTGAAGACCTCTCCGAAGAATTTAAAGAAAAGGCTGCAACAATTTTTGAGGCAGCTGTTAAATCTAAGATACGTAGTGAAGTTGTGCGAATGGAAGAAGGCTACAGTGTTGCTCTTGATGAAGCTACTGATACAATAAAAGAAGAATTGTCAACTAAAGTTGATAACTATCTTGGTTACGTTGTTGAAGAGTGGATGAAGGAGAATGAACTTGCTGTTGAACGTGGTCTAAAAGGTGAAATCGCCGAGGACTTTATTGTTGGTCTAAAACAATTGTTTGAAGATCATTACATTGATGTTCCCGACGAAAAGTATGACGTTCTGGAAGCTCAAGCAGAAAAGATTGCTGAGTTAGAAGAAAAACTCAACGAAAAGATTGAAGAAAACGTTGAGAAAAGAAAAGTGGTTGAATCTCTAACAAGAGAACAGATTACCAGTGAAATTTCACATGATCTGGCTAGTACTGAAGTAGAGAAATTCAAGTCGCTTACAGAAGATGTTGATTTTGTTTCTGAAGATTCCTTCCGGGCCAAACTAGACACCTTGAAAGAAAGCTATTTCCCAAAAAGTCTTGGGGAAGCACAATCTTTCTTAATTGATGATGAGAATAGTGAGACTGCACAGGACATTGATACGACTGAAAGCATTCGTGCTTACATGTCGGCAATCAGTCGTACAAAGAGTGCATGATTTTTATAAATAACTGTAGAAAATAATAAGGAGAAACTCAATGTTTCAGACAGAACATCTACAAGAAAAGTGGGCGCCCGTCCTAGAACACCCCGATCTTCCTAAGATTGAGGATGCTTATAAACGTGCGGTCACAACCGTTATCCTAGAAAACCAAGAAAAAGCCATGAAAGAAGATGCAGGGTTCCTTTCGGAAGCTGCACCTACTAACTCCACTGGTGGTTCCATCTCAAACTGGGACCCAATTTTGATCTCGCTCGTTCGCCGTGCCATGCCTAACTTGATTGCGTATGACATTTGTGGTGTTCAGCCGATGACTGGTCCTACGGGTCTAATCTTCGCAATGCGTGCTTCGTTCCTGTCTTCGGATGGTGCTGAAGCTCTCGTTGATGAATCA